TCAAATCTATTTGATCCGGAGATTACTGCTTGCAAACTACCTGTTGCAACTTGATTTTGGACTTGATATACGGAACCGTTACTAAAAATTCCGGTTGATACTTTTGTAGATCTTCCTACGACAATATCAGACTGTTCAAATTGTTTATAGATCATATATTAGGAAATTCTTACAGTTACTGGAATTACTACAGTACCACCGCTTTCATTACCAACCACGGTAATTGTTGCAGATGTTGTAACTGTTAATGATGTATTTGGTACAAACTTAAATCGATTACCAACAACCACTTGAGAACTAGTACTAATCAAATCATTAGCAAACGATGGAACAGTACTTGTAGTAGTATTTGCTGCATTTGTTTGATCAACAATCAAAGTACCAATTTTTTTGTTAGACAAAATAGCCGTATATCCGAGTGTAAGATTATATGCTGGATTGGTCGTTGGTGAGATCACGTTATCTGATTTATTATCTTTTTGAACGTCAATAGATTGAATGTTCAAACTAATAACTGGTATAGATGTCACACCCTGTGCGAGAGTGACTAACTTATACTTCATTGATTGAGTTTCATCAGACAGTGGTTGAAATATTGGTGTATTTCTAATAGCAATATCGTAATATGCACTACCCTGCGGATGGTTTGGATTGTACAAACTATAGTCAATTTCATCATCTGCCAATGCAAATGACGTAATATTTAGATTGCCAGTCTGAGCAAGAAGCTCTCTCCCTCTTTTCGTAAGGACCGCATCCACAGTAATTGATTTGTTATCGACGTATGCCATATATGTGTTTGTTTATAAGTATTGTTTTAACTGTCTTTTTGTTTATTATTTTTTATTGAACTGTCAAAACTCCGTTATTTCCTGTAGAGACAGATGTGTTGGTTATTACCGTACTTATTATTGGTAAACTTTTATCTGGATTTCCACAACTATCTACAGTATAATTACTGGTTTGTTTTGATTTAACAAAATATCCATATTTAACACTGTCATCGGCAATTACCTTAAATAAATCCCAACGAATAGGATTGTGTCTGGTTCCCAAAAAGTTTTGAGTTGATCCACGAAATGGATTTCCTACCGCATATGGATACAAATCATACGTTTTCTTTGGAGTAACAACTAGTTTATTTAGAACTTTAGTATAAGACACGACAGAATTATTGGTTCCATATTCCTCTACAGATGAACTAAATGGAATCATCCAAGTAAAATGTGGTACGGATTCAGACACATCATTACTTCTATAGGTATCATCAAATGATCCGCTAATGACATTAGTATCAAAATACATAATACCATAATCAGTACCAGTATATAATTCACTACTTACCCACAATTCTTCATGAGATGTCACGTCGTTAATATAAGAATATCCTCCTTGAAAATTCTGGAAATTGTTATTGAGGATTAACGAACCCGTCTGTGGGAATATTAAAATCGGTTTCTTATCCACAAATTGTTGATAAGTACTTGAATTTTCTGTTTGTAGTTGATCATTTCTATATACAGTAATATTTGCAGCTGAACATGAATTTATCAAATGTGTAAATTCCACTGTCTCTTCACTTATAGAAAAATCAATCGGTTTGAGTGGAAATTTAATTCTCTCCAAAATTGTTGGCTCAATTAAAATACCAGATAATAAGATATTACGAGCCGCAATAACGTTGCGTATTGATTCAAAAATACTTGAATCAAAATATAATTTATAAATACTGGTAAATTCTTGATATAGAATACGACCACTGTATGCTGGCGTTCCAGACGAATAATACGATGCACGCATATCTTCAAGAAGTGCATAACTTGACGAAAATTCTTGACGTGGATCTCCTAACTCACTCAATACATTTGTGTCACCAAAATACCTTAGAATCTCTTCGTTCTTACTGGATACTGGAGACATAAACACACCAATTAAAGGAGAATCAGTATCGTTATTAAACGATGTATTCTTATCAAATGGAGTTAATGCCGATAAATTCTGGTGATTTTTTATTGAAATCTTGTTATTCCACAATAAATTTGGACCATATCCAGATAATCTATATGATTGGTTAACATTGTATTGAATAAAGTTATAAGGAAACGCCGATGACGATTCTCCTAAACATATATTTGCATATGGATATAATGAACTGGTTGAGTAATTTCCAGAATACATTGATCGTACAACCAATGTGTCATCATACAAATCCGGATTATTTTCTAAAGAACTATATGTTATATCCGCACCAATTGGTTCAGTTGGAAGATTATACAAATAACAAGTTAATGTTCCATCTTTTGATTCATATTGATATGTTTGAAGTGATGTACTTAATTGTTTAGGATAATTGTACGCTAAACGCAAATACAAATTATTTCTAATGTCGTTGTAGTTTGATTCATAGTACGAATCAAAGTTATTTGCGTGTTCCTTGAAATTATTATCAGTTATTGGAACCGTCCACAAATTCAATTTATCAATCGACCCACTAAATTGTGTAGAACCAAATTTTAAAAACGGTAATGTTCCATCAGTAAATGATACATTCTGATCATATTCAAATATATCAGAAGTAATTGAACGTAATCTATTATCACCTTCTTCATTGATTTCAACAAATAAATCATATTTTGTTGGAATTTCATTAATGTTCAATGAACCGGTATACAACGATGACGGATCGTTTTTACGAACCATAACACTATACACATTTCCATCAAATATTGGCAATAAGTCAGAAGAAAGCTCAGCATCACCGATTTGAAATATAATTTTACCGTTATTACTTAATGACTCTTTATATGCATAAATTCTATAATCATACTGTGCAGACGTATCTGGGTATTTTCTCAATAAATCAATTTGACTTTGTTGAGCATAAGTCTTACTGTAATTATTACTAAATGCAAACTTAAATTCAAGTGTTTGTACCGAACTTGTATATGGCGTTAAAATATATGATTGTGGTGACAGATTTAATAAATAAACGTATTTATCAAATGTATACAATGACTGTGATACATCTGAATATGCACCAAATTCACGGACGTTAATAATATTTGTAGGAACTCCATAACAAGCCAACAATAATTTAACGCCTTCGACTGTGCCTTTGGCTTTTAATATTGCAGGTAAACTATTTAAAATTCTATTATTGATGATATTTGTTTTATCTGCAACCGAAGCGTAATTTGTCCCCGCAATATAGTTGTTATCCAAGTTAACATCATTTACTGATGATTGCATTTTCCACCCAAACGATGCTAACATACCATCTAAAATATTATTTGGAATGAAAGTATCTGTCCCAGTTACGTTATATGATAACATTGGGAATTTATCAATGTAAATATAGATATTATCAAAATGATGACCAATCATTGATAAGAAAATCAAAAAGTCATCGTTATGTGAATCTGATAACAAATAGTGTGGCAAATTATTTATCAAACTGTCACGATTATTTCTGTCATATTCATCAGCTTCATCTTCGTATGATTGTGGAAATCTATTGACGTTATTATATAAACTATTAGTCCACAAATAATATTCATAACCGTCGAATGACAATTTAATATCATTAATTTCTTTATTTAACGTTTCAATTTTTTGTACAGTATATTGATCCGAATAAGGTGCAGTATTTAATGATGATATTGAAGATAGTTTATTGTTAATTGACGTTAATTTATTTTTATATATAATTATACGGGTTTTTGCAGATGAATACACTACAAAATTTTCAAAATTAGTATAATCTACATCAATTTTTGAAAACCTTTGTTTTAAAATTAAATCAATATCTTCTGAGTTTGATACATCTGACTCCGAATAATTTACAGATAATGATGTCTTTTTATCATTAATCTTTAAATTAACATTCGCAGGCTTAATCGTAAAAGTATTATATTTTGGAGTTGTTGTTAAAACAACATTCTGTACAATTGGTGATAACGATGTATTAGTAATCCAAAATGTACTATTAACCCCAATCGTATTTGGTAATTGTTCTTGTAACTTTAATACCAAAGTTCCGTCAGAAAATACTTTAAATGACAAAATCTTAATCATTAAATTTTGTCCAAAATTAATTGAATTTTTTAATGGTCCGATATACTTCTTATCATATTCAATTTTAATATCCGATAAATACCGTTGAATTTGTTGATTGAAAACTGTATACAAGTATGAATAACAAATCAACGTATCATTGTTATCAACATCATGTAAATTCTTCAACCGTATTTTAATTGTTTCAGAAACAATCGTTTCCAAAATTCGTGAATATTGATCGTAAGTATAACATTCCGCATAATTTTCATAGAGAAATGTTTTGATATAATCTGCAATACCAATAAAACGAATATCTTTTGATATACTGTTAGTTGCATTTGATGGAATAATAAACCCGTTATAAATCTCATTCATCAACTTGTACAACCCGTCACCGCCAACTACAGCATACGCTTTATCAAACGTATTTAATATGTCATCTGGTGTAGAATTAACAAAATTAAGCAAATATGTTTGTTTAAGATAATATTCGAAGTATGGAATGATATCTCTTGCTTCAATTTTACCGGTTACATAACAATCATATTCACTTTGAAAATCAATCTTATCTTGATCGTTAAAATTTTCTTTTTCAAGAATCAATGATGTTTTTATTTCTTTTCTTGATGGTGAAATTTGTTTAATTATAAAACATTGTTTGTCATGTGTACCTACAATGTTTGACAAAAAGTTGTATACAACTCGGTAACTACCATTTTGTATACCGTATCTTGCCAAATCTAAACGTGGATCTAACAAAATCTTTGCATTCTCATACAACGTAAATGTTGGTATAAACTCGTTATATGTAACCGAAATCGTATTATTTTGAATATCTTGATACTCTACTGTACGAGACTGAAACGTTTCATCTTGATAAACAGGTTGCCACAGATTAAGGTTTTCTTGTGAATCAAACACCGATAGTTCAATATAATCATCAATCTGGGATCCATAAAACCTTTCTGGTGAAGGTGGAACCTTCTTCATTAAAGAAGAAATTTCGGCAGGAAAATAAGATGAACTATTTACCTGATCGACATAATCTGTCGTAGTTGGAAAAGGATATGCCATATGACTATCAATATATATCAACGAAGAACGTTCTTAAGTATTACATTTCTTATGTTACTTGATTTTCCCATAACTTAATAACTCTTCCGATAATTCCCACCTTGTCCACCACCTAAACGTGTTCTGTTCCATTCATCTACTAATTGTTTCTTCAATGCCGGATTATTTTCTAAACTGTTTACTAGATTAACATCCTCCCCTGACACACTAACCTTACGGAATTGAACCGGTCTAAGTTTATCACTAACAAAACGTCTCCACGATTGAGAATAATATATAGGATTTTCAGGGTCGATATAGTCATTTCTATTCGAATTAACAATATTTGTGACAGAAGAACACTTTAATTGTAATACTTCAATATCATAAGATCCTTCTCCACCTCTACCATCAAATATATCAATTATAGCAGTATAGTTGTTTGAAGAATTTGGTTGTTGACTTATTTGTACAGATCCACGTCCTGTCCACTTTAAAGTCAAATTGGTATTATATGGACCCACACCATTATTATAAAATTCATTTAAAGTTCTTGGTAATGTTCCATGATATTGTTCATTAGAATAAGTGACATTGGTTCCACGTAATGTAATGCGTAATGTATGATCTACATTGCCACTAAACTTAAATATACTTTGTGGATTAACGCAATCTTCTGATGGTTGTATCGGAGTTACTTTTGTTACTCCCGAACATTCTTGGTAATCTTTTTTATTATATGCATCACGACTTGTCCAAATAATACGACCTTCGTATGAAATCAAAGCAGCGACTGAATGTGGACCACCCCAATTCTTATAAAACAAATCAACTGTCTTCCAACCTTCAGTTAATTGAACCGTAGTTGGGTGATCACTTTGATAATTTTCTAACTGTGATGCGTAAGGTGATTGAGCGGTAATATTTGTCAAATCAACGTACCGTGTTCCGTCAATTGACATATATCCAGAATTATCAACAGCGTATTTTAATGTATATGTTCCATTTGTAGGAATGTAAACTTGATATGACAACGTATCTGATGATTCAACTTGAAATGACTCTCCAACCTTTTCACTATATACACCATAACTATAAATTAATGGACTCTTGCCGACGCCATAACTTGGCCATATGTTATCATACTTACCAAATAGATAGTATTTTTCAACACATGAAACTGATGGTGGAACTACTTTTTGTACTGCAATTTGATGAACCGGAATCGGAATTATGATTTGCGTTGGCTTGGTTTCTGTCAAATCAACTGGTGTCACCGGTTTCAATACGGCAGGAACAGGATCAAATAGTTCTGTCGGTGGTGAAAATTGAATATCTGCCTGACGTTCACATTGTTGTGGTGATGGTATCAATCCTTTCTGAGCACCAGTTAGTTCTGTAGATGATGTATCTGTCGATGTAGAATTAGATGTCGATGTTGTTGATATAGTGTTCGTTGTACCAGAACCAAGTCCAGTAGATGACGCATCTGATTGTACTGCCTCTGAAGATTTTAGTGGTAAATAAGGAAATACAGTATTAAAATCGGACGACAATTTTCCTTCTCCTGCTTTAATACGAAGCCCAATAATGATATCTTTACTTGCAGAAATAAGAGCGTCTTTACCAGACGAATTGGCCATATTTGACAACTCAGTTGTAAGACTATTGATTTGTGATTGTAGGTTAGTTTTTTCGGATTTTAAAGTAGATACAACGGCGTCTTCTTTAACAGGAATATCCTTAAACTCTTCGATATCAACAGTATAAATGTTTGATACCGAATTGTTTTCGTATACTTCACGTGTTAGCGTTACAGCCAAATACTTCTCGTCAGAATCAACTATAATTAAATTGCCGTATTCATCAAACTGGTTAGTATATGAACCATCACGTTTAAATGTACTTTGTATATCTGTAATCATCTTACTACTTTGAAATAAGTATTGTTGTCAAACACTTCTATAGTGTCATCAAACACGGTTTTAATTAGAACTTTGAAATATCTTTCTTGTGGTAATCCCGACATATCCAACATAAAATAATTTCCATTTGAATCACAACTAAGTTTACTACCTTCATCAAAGTCAATAATAACTTCCTCCGTTTCAGTATCTTTTATTGAATAATAAGATTCCTCAGGCAAATATTTTGGAGTCAGATGAGATGTTTGTTGTGTTGATTTTGTAAAATTCTTTAGGGTAAATCGTTCTCTACCAAATACATTGATTCGAGCAACACTATCACTACGATATTGTTTTTTTACATTTTTTAATACCACAGCAAGTTGAGTATCGTTTGTAATAGGACTCAAACTTCCTGTAGTAAATGTACTGTCATCATAAACTACGTCCAAATATGGAGTATAAATTGTATTTGTTTCTTTACTATAAAATCCCAAATTACCATTCGATATATTTTGAGTATTTAATTCTTCAGAAGTAAGTAAAATAAAACCTTCATTAGGTATACATCCACATATCCACGATTTTACAACGGGAGTTACATCCATCTTAATATCAGAAGCTTCATATGAAAAACTCTGTGACATTATCAATGAACTACCTGTTGTTAACGTTGAACAAAAGCTAGAGGTTGGTACTGTTGCCGAGGTTGGTATTGAGTAGTACCACGTTCCTCCTCCATTACGGAAAGCAAATGATTTGTTAGATTCATCAGTTAAATAATTATACAAATCGTTTGTAAGTTCTTTTGGATACCATTCGTTTCCGTTGTCATAATCTCTAAAATCCCAACTTGCTCCAGTCGTTGATCCTTCATCCGCATATCGACCATTCCCCATTTCCCAACTTTGACTGATTGGATATGAATATATTGTATATTCAAGTGGCAATTCTTGTTGTTTTAGAACTTTCATGTTTAAAACAAACTTGGGACTAACTATATCACCGTTTGCAATAGAGCTTGAAATCGTAGACAAATCAAATTTTAACAATGCTCTGCTAAATTTTGAGTTAGTTGTAAAAGAAAACTTTGGATTGTAATAACTATAACTTCCAGATATATCTCCATCAAAGTATCCAGATACACCATATAAACTACCAGAGAACTGTTCAATTATACCTGTCAAACTACCAGATACAATACCTGATACACTCGATCCAGAAACACTTCCAGACAAGTTTGTAATGCTGCCACTAACATTAGTCAAATCAACTATCTGTGTTGTATATGAAGTCCCATTCAACGTTGCACTGTCAACGTACCCAGATACACTTCCAGTAGCGTTTCCTGTAAATTGAGATGTACTAAAATTTGCACATGACGACGTAGGATTTGCCGTTCCTAGCAAAGATCCATATGTGATCGTTGTCAAAGTAGAATCATCATCAATTATTACATTTGTAGTACTTCCAGAAAAATATCCTACTAATGAACCTGTAAAATTAACAGCACTAGTAATAATATAATTTGAATTATCCAAACTTTCCGTTTGGTATTTTACCACAGATTTGACGGTGGATGCAATACAACTAATGTTTAACAGTTCGTCGATACCAAAATTTCTATCAGAAAAGTTAGTTACATTAGTTATATAAGTGTCTTTTGATGGATATATGAAAATATGCATATTATACAGCCGTGGCTTTAATATCTACGTCAGGGTACTTCAACTCAAACACACATGGATCAAGCGACGGATAAATGATCTTGTTAACGATTGCAGCATCAATGTTATATTCAACATCCGAATAGTTTCCAGTTTGTGATGTTAAATTATTTATTTTTAAATTTGCAACTGATTGTACACCTTCTACACGTGCAATTTCTAGTTCCAACTGACTCAAGTTAATTGGTTGATTGAATCCCCACAAATCGATATTGAAAAAGTTCTTGATTGACTGTACACAGTTTGCAAGTACTTCTTTCTTGTTAAAGTTATTATATGTTACTATCTTAAAGTCAACGCCAATATTGATAATGTATCCATCAATTAAATTGATGCCATCCGTCATCATACGATAACGACTCAAATACTGACGTAGATTATGTAACAAAGCAATGTTTGGTTTTGTAAGTTTTTTATTGTTATCATAACTCAACAAATACATGTTTACAGCAAATGGATTTTGTAAATTTCCACTTATTTTTCTATTACTTAACACCTGATCATTTTGTGTAAGTTCACCTTCGACAACTGAATTTGCATTTAAATTATTATCAGAAATTACTGTCGCTTTTGCAATCGATCCAAACTTTGCAGGCATTGCATAACAACGAGCAATATAATCATCCGCAGTTACAACACGATTTTGCGCAGCAAAAAATGCTGTGGCATTTTGTTTAATTTCATCTGTTGATTCTGGCCCATCACCACCAACCGCAGGTGTGTTGTTTTCAGCTGCCAATGAATTTCTTACAACTTGAAACAAGTTCTGTTCCGCTGTAGATAAAATTGAAATATCATTTTCATATTCAACACTAACAATTCGGTTAATATCACCGGTTTGACTATTTGACTCAACACCTCCACCTACCAAATATTTGACCGTAAACTGGGTTCCTTGTTTTGGATATACACCAAATGAATCTGAATTTACTATGTTAGACGGATCAATTGTAACGTTTAAATTACCTAAATTAGATAAACTTACTCCTAAAATTTCGGCTGATGGTATAATAATTTCATCATTTACACCTTCATTGCCTGGACCAAACTCAATGTATGTTAAATTGTTTTGATCTATATTGGTTACGAATTTTCTTTGTGTTCTTAGTAATTTAACAATATTAGGCACCGAAGACTGATAACGAATGAATCTATCATCATTTAGTGATGTGTTTTCATATGATGTTAATACAATATCTTGAGCAAGAAAATCAACTTCGTACCATGGAATGTTGTCTTGATCACGAATGTCTAATATTTCTAGAACATTTGATTCGTCTAAATACAACTTATAATAAGGTACACTTTCATTTACAATGAAAGTTTTGGTTACAATCTGACCAGAGATTCCGTTAACGGTTTTCTTAATCAAAAAGAACTGCGGTATGCCAAATTCATCACGGGAACTCACAGTTATTTCTCTTGACGAATTTGTGGTGTCCATGGAAAAGTCAATTACATCTGTAGTTACAAATCCAATTCCACTACTATTAATCAATTGCATTCCAGCTTTAATACGTAATGTATATTTTTCATCTGGAATATACTCTCCGGAAGAGTTTTTAACAGACGGTACTAATTGATATACATCAAAATTTGTTAAAGATGGTCTAGAAACTTTAGGTTTATACCCTAAAAATTTAGACAAAGCTAATACATTTTTACGTTCTTCCGTATAAGGAAACAAACTTTCTTTGAACTGTTGATCTAAATAAAATGACAAGACATCACCAACATATGATGCCATATCTATAAAAATAGTACCCGGAGATGAATCCGAAAAATCTTGATAGTTTTTTGGAAAATAAGTCTTGGTATAATCAATCAGATTTTTCTTGAACTGAGAAAAATCACGGTTCAAATAAGACACGTCCTTATTTGTTAACGGTTTAAATGTTTTCTGTGTATTAGAGGCCATAATTATTTATCTTCCAAAAACATTTCAATTTGTGTTGTATCATTGTTCACTGAAATTGTAAGATTAATGTGTAATCTATAAATATCAACGTCTTCTCTTTTTAAGACTTTAACATCAATATTATCAATCGTTACTACTGGTACCCAAAATGTTATATCAGATGTGATTGACTGTTTTACACGTTGAGCTAACGTTGTATCATTTGGATCAAAAACAAAATTATTCAACGAGTGACCAAACGTGGGTTGCATACGACGTTCTCCCTTTTTGGTACTCAACAAATTACGAATATTTGTTTTTACCTGTTCTAACGTATATATGGTTTGATTAAAAAAACCATTATTACCGCTTTGAATTGGTAAAGTTAATCCTATTGGATACAATGTTGCCATATTACATCATTCCTACAAGATTTGATGAACCTCCATTACCACGCTTCTTATCCATAGCTTTCATCAACGCGGAATAGTCTTTTGTTAGTGCTTGAGCGACCGCTGGAGGAGCTTTATCGACATGATCCATGACAGATGGTACAGTATTCATTTCAAAAGAAACTTTATCACCTTCTCTTGGGATACCTCCCACTGTTTCATTTAGTGCTTTGTTAAGAAGTTCATTGTCTGTATATTTCTTGTATTCTTTCTTAACCGTGGCTTGAACTGTTGGTTTTTGCACAACCTGTTTGGTAGTCACAGTCTGGTCTAATTTTGAGGAAAAAATTTCACTCATAATTTGAGGAACTGCTATACGAACCTCTTCTTGTATCATTTCACGTATGATTTGTTTTAATGTGTCTTTTGTCATAGTAATATTAAATATCAAAATAGATGGTCTGAAATCTACTTATGTTTGAATTTGACGTGTATCAAAAACCCGTCTTGATCGTCTATCAAAATTATTAAATCCGCCAGGAACGCCCTCTCCTGTATCGGTATTGATGGTTACAGGCGATGCACCATCTGTTATTGTTCCGCCGTTTTGTCCCGGAGCATATCCCCCGCCAGTCAAAAATACCCTTCGACTTAACATAGTAGATAATCTATTTTGTATATTCTGCAATTCAACTAACTGAACTGGAACTTGCGTAGATGGAGGTTCCGCACCACCTGCGTCAGGATGTGAATGATAATACCAATGAACGTGTGTTTTCAACCATTCACACATATCAAATAGTAAATCAACCGTTGTTTGACCCAACAAAGCTGGTTCATTTGTTTCATCATATTGTCCCAAATAAATCGCAGGACTGTTTATTACAGCTTTAGTATTTGTAGTAATTACAACTTGTTCATGGGCATCTACTGTATATTCACTATCGGTTACAATCGCATATCTCTTTTTTGAAAAATGTAATGTTTCCGAGAATCTGCTACTGAAAATAATACGATCTGTATTAATAATAAGTTGATCTTTATTAAGTATAGGATAAGTGAAATTGGTTGAATTTGAAGGAGCAAATGCATCAACTTCTTCTCCCGTATCGTTTCCGGCAATTCCAAAAATCTTTTTATAACATGTACTTACAAATTTTGATATAGTACACCCAGATGTAATGTGAATGGATGTACCGTCATTATTGATATCCTCCAATAAATATCCTCCAGTGTTTCGTTCTGGATGTGTTAAATCGGTTTCGTCAATTGGATAAATTTTAGGAAGTCTTGGATGTAATTGTATTTCCGTTGTCTTTTTGAGAGGACGTTGACGATTTCTCAACAAAATCATCGGATTTCCACCACCGACTTC